TGAAGAATCTATAGCAGTTGATGCTGAAGAGGAAGTAGCACCAGTGGCGTTGAGCTCGCATGAAAAGTTCAAAGAATTTGTAAAATTTTCAAAATCAAAATAAAATGACACGTAACCTTAAATTCGATTTAGATATCGAAACAAACGCACTTTTAGCTGCGAATCCAGAGGAGTTCTATTCAAAGGCATATTTGTCTAGTCCTGACATTCCTAACAACTTTAGAACTTTGCCTGGTGTAAAGTCAAAAACCAAATTAGCTAATGTAGTTTTTGGTCAAGTATTGCAAGCATATAACTGTGCTTTCTCTCCTAGTACAGATGTACTTGATGCTATTGACATTGACGTATGTTCTTTATCAGCAATGGCTGAGCTTTGTCAATTTGACCTAGAGCAATCATTCTTAGCTCTTCAAATGACTAAAGGATCAAATGGTGACTTTACTGTCCCTTCTTTTATGTCATACTATTGGAATGAGATGGCAATGGTAATTGGTCAAGATATTGAGTTGTTGAGATGGCAAGGTAACACAGCATCTGAGGATGAGTTATTGTCTTTGTGTACTGGATACTTATTCCCAATGTTCTATGATGCGGCTATCACTGGCTTGTATGCTGGTGCAGTTACTACTTCAAATGTATTGACAGTTATGGAATCTGTATTGAATGCGGCTCCTAATTCAATTGTAAGAAGAAAAGCTGACTTAAGATTTTATGTATCTACAAATGTAGCTAATGCATACGAATTGAAAGCGGCACAAGGTAACACTCAAACATTCGTTACTTTACCATTAGGATTAACTTTCTTAGGAATCAATGTAGTAGCTTGTGAGGGTATGCCTGACAACACTATCTTGTTGACTTTGAAAAACAACCTTATCTATGCGTTTGATGCTGAAGGTGATTCTAAGGCTTTAAAAGCTATCAACTTATCTGACTCAGTTGCTGAGCCAGTGTTGAGAACAAGAGCTAACATGAAGGTAGGTTTCCACTACACTAACCCATCTGAGATAGTGTTATACAACCCATTCTACATCTAAGACATAAAAGGGAGGTAGCAATGCCTCCCTATTTTTTCAACTTTAAAATATAAACAAAATGGCATGTGATGCACTTCAGACCATCCTTAAGAGTTGTGACAACAACACTGGTGGTATTTATAAATTTTATGTCAATCAACAAGATAATGTTGACATGACTACATTGTCAGTTGATCCAGCTGATGACTACTTGATTGACACATTAGATTTAGTAGGTGGAGCTGATCCATTTATTGAGTTTGAATTCAGACGCAATACTTCAAGCTACACAGAAGAGTCTAACATTGACATTATCAATGGGTCTTCATTTGTAACTCAGACTATTAACCTAATGTTTCACAGACGTGAGTCAATCAAGTCTAGTGCTATCAAAGTACTTGGCTCAGGTCAGCAGTACTTAAGTGGTATTGTTCAAGATGCAAATGGCTTGTACTGGTTTTTCCCTTACTTGCAGTTGACTGCAACTGGTGAAGGCTCAGGAACAGCTAGAGCTGATGGTAGTAAGTACTCTATCACTCTTTTAGCTGAGAATGAATTTTTAGCTTTCCAAATTGAAGAGTCAGTAGTGACTACTTTAATTACACCAGCACCATAATCTATTCTTTTCTCCATAGATAAAGAGGCCTTGCAGAAATGTAAGGCTTTTTTTTTAATTAAAAAATTCGCTAAGTACAATATAGGTATGATATATCTTGAGAAAGACTCAACTAATAGCTTTGTGCTGACCTTAACTGAGGTCACAACACTATCAAATGCTTACTATTTATTTGAGTTTGAGGATGAGTTTAACACAACATCTGACCCAATCTATTGGCAAGGTGTTGATACTTCATTGTGGCCCTCAAGATTTAACCTATTCACTATCGAGGACCCTATAGATATTGACTTTATTAAAGGTCAGTATAGATACAAGGTCTATGAAAGCTCTGTCCCTACATTAGATCCAGTTGGATTGACAATGATTGAAGAGGGTAGAATGGTAGTGGCTGGTGCAATTATTAACTCAATTTATGACTAATGGCTTGGTATAGTAGATTTATAGGCGAGAAGCCACAGACAACAACAGAAGTAGTAGAAGGCTATCAGTCTTTCTCTACACCATTCGGTAGAGTAGGTGATGCTAACTTGTCCCTACCTTATGTGAATGGTAGATATCAGATAGCTGGCTACATTCCATTTGGTCAAGATAACATGTTCCCTGAGCTATTAAACCAGCTCTACTACACATCACCTCTACATGGTGCAATAGTGGACTTTAAGACCAACTCAGCAGTAGGTGGTGGCTACACTCTTAAGAGTGAAGGAATGACCAATGAGGACAAGCTCAAGCTCTACACATTTGAAAAGAAAATTAAACTCGGCAAAGTAGAGAGAGCAATTGCTCAGCAGTTGACAGTACACCATAGAGTTTACTTCAAGTTGTGCTACAATGCTAAAAGAGAACTATATAAGATATACAATGTATCACCTGAGAAGGTAAGAATTGCTAGAGATAAAGTAACCTACTTCTTATGTGATGACTGGTCGGCTAGAATTGATGTGACAAGTATCAAAAAATACCATCCTACTAACTCAGACCTTGAGCAGTTGTATGTGTACGAAATAATGACACTAGGTCAAGAGTGGTATCCACTACCACAGTACACCAGTGCTCTTAATTTTGCTTTCCTTAGTGGAGAGTTGAGCTATTTCGCAAAAAGCAACATACAAAACTCAATTTTCCCTTCTTTTGCAATGATGTTTCCAAAACGTCCACAGTCAGAAGAGGAGAAGTCAATGATAAAGCACACCATTGATAGGCTTAAAGGTGCGGCTAATGCTGGAAAGGCTGTGGCATTCTTTGCTAACAGTGCTGACCAACTACCTAAGATAGAATCTTTACCTACAAATGGCAATGATAAGCTATTTCACGAGGCATCAGCTCTCAATACTGAGCAGATATGTTTTGCTCACACAATTGACCCTATCCTTATGGGTGTTCGCACTACTGGCTCACTAGGTGGAGGAGCTGATATCAAGCAAGCTTATGTCATATTTGAGAAAAATGTAGTTATGCCATTGAGATACCAAGTTGAGGAGATAGTTAATGAGCTTTTGGAGATTGCTAAGATACCAGGCGAATATACAATCAACAACTTTCAAATCATTAATGAGACAATTGTGGAGATTGAAGGTGATGCTAGTAAAACTGCTGATGCTATCAACTCACTATCACCATTGGTGGCTACAAAAGTACTCAATGCAATGACTCCTAATGAAGTTCGCTCACTTGCATCCTTGCCTCCTATAGAAGGTGGTGACATTATACCAACTGAAACACCAGCAATATGATCTACTTTATCACAGAGACCTACTTAAAGGTTAATACACCAATCACAGCGAATGTAGATGTTACAGATGTTACTCCATACATAGCTACTCAAGCACAATTGAGAGTGATGCCTATCTTAGGGACTACTTACTACAATTATTTACTAGGAGCTTACAATGCTCAGACACTTACCAATGATGAGGAGATACTTGTGACCTTCATACAGCCAGTAATTGCTTGGAGAAGTGCTGAGGATGCTATCTTTGGATTGACTTATCAGTTAAAGAACAAAGGTCTACAGACACAGTTCGGTGATTTCTCAGCATCTGTGAGTAGAAGTGAGGTAGCATTCGGCATGGAGCACTATGCACAGAAGGCTTCATTTTATGAGCAAAGATTAATTAGATACTTAATAGCTAATAAAGACCTTTATCCTGGTTTTACAGACCCTACCAACAGAGATACTGACCTTAGACCAATGATAGACCAATGCTCTTGCAATTGTGTAGGTCAATGCCATAGTGGATGCCCTTGTGGAGGTATGCGTGAAAATGGTTATAACAACTCAATACTAATATTATGACATTTAACGAGATAGCATTCTCAATTATTACTATATTAGTATCTGTTATCAGCTACTTTTTAAAGACCTTACATTCTGAAATGCAGAAAATACAAGAGACACAGAAGGACATGATTGAACAGCAGTATAACCTGAGCAATAAGATTGACCTTGTAGAGCAAGAGGCTAAGTTAAAGAGCTCAGCTATAGAGCAGATGACAAGGCTTGAAATCAAGCACCTATCTAGTCAAATAAGTGAGCTCACAGTTTCAGTAAAAAAA